ATCCTCCAGGGCACGGTCAAGATCGGGGCGGCCGTGGCCTCCCACAATGTCTCCGGAGCTGTCCAGGCAGCCGAGGCGCTTGCACCCCAGGGCGCGCAGCTCGCCCAGGAACTGAATGCGGAGAAGGGGAGCTGATGATTGAGACCAAGACACAGATTTCCCAGCTCACGACTGAGACCGACACAAAGCCGCCGGCGAAGAAGCTCGGCGGCGTCGGCCAGGCGATCCTGATGGGCGGCGGACTGATGGGCGGCGGCACGATCGTCTTCAGCGCCTTCGAGCTGATCCGTTCCGAGCCGGAGAAAGCATTCAAGCTGCTGCATGACTGGGGACCGTGGTGCTTCCTCTGCATCGTCGTCACCGTGATCGTCGGCAAGCTGGGCACTCGCTGCCTCGATCTGCTGCAGACCTTCGGCGTGCGAATCGCCGACGCGATGGATAGCCAGGCGGAGGCGATGCAGAAGATGGCCGACAAGGACGATCGCAACCTGCAGGAGATGCAGACGCTCACGTCGCTCACTGCGCAGCGCAGCGAAAAGACCTATGCGATGCTGCAGTCGTATCACGAAGACAACCAGATGATCGCCAAGGCTCACCAGGCTTCGCTCGACCGCATTGAAGAGATGGTGAAGAAGAACACGGAGAAGAGCCAGACATGAGCTACGGGGCCATTGCCAGATCGAAGCGGCTGCGCGGAATGATCCTCGAACTGCTGCAGACCAATCACGACGAGCAGAAGTCGAGGTTCGATTCGACCATGCTCTGGAGCGCCCTGGTGCGCGGGCTTGGCTTCGACGCCAGCGAGAACGACGTCATCACCATGCTGCAGGATCTGCGCGGCCGCAGCTACATCTCCTACACCGAGATCAAGAATCTGCGCCTGGGTGTTTACCGCATCGTCCAGATCGAGCTGTGCCCCAAGGGCCGCGATCTCCTCGAAGGAACCATCGCCGATCCCGCCGTGGAGGTGTAGGCGTGGCAAAAGCGAGACCCAAGACCGGCGAGAGGCGGGAGACCAACCAACCGCTGAAGATAGACAAGCTACCTCCCGAGGTCCAGCAATCCATTTTGCATTTGCGGAATGGCCTGGGCCTCACCTGGCAGGAGATCGAGCAGCGCTCGGCCGAGCCGGTTGGCCAGGGCAAGTCAGGATTCATCGAATGGGACAAGCTTCCCACCCCGATCCTCGAACTCTTTCCCGACTTGCGGCTTCCTCACTCTTCGCTGCATCGCTGGTTCGATCTGCGCGTCGCCCAGGTGCGCAAAGATGTCATGGTCCGTTCGGAGCAGGCGCGCACGATCGCCGAGTCGTTCGCAAAATCGAATCTGGTGAACGGTGACGACGCTGTCATCAACGCCGCGCGCGACACGCTGATGGGGGTGCTCAGCGAAGACGGCACGGAGAGCGGCCGGCTGAACGCCACCAAGGGCCTGATCAAACTCGGCGAGCTGATGCAGAAAGCACGCACCAACGTCATTCGTGATCGCAAAGTTGGAACTGAGGAGCGCCGCATCAAGCTGCTGGAACAGGATGCGGAGCAGCGGCGCAGCAAGTTCGAGCGTGAGATGAACGCGGCCGAGAAGAAAGTCACGAAGGGCGAAGCCCTGACCGTCGCCGACATCAACAAGATCCGCGAGCGCGTCTTCGGCATCGGGCCTGCACCGGTGGCCGCGAATGGTTGAAGTCCTCGATCACGAGATAAAGCTGCCGGCGGTCATGCAGCTCCGTCCTTACCAGCAAGCCTGGATCGACGATCGGTCGCGTTTCAAGCTCGCGGTAAAGTCCGCGCGCATCGGCTTCTCCTATGGCACCGGCGTCGATCACATCCTGCGCCGGCTGGAGCGATCGGGTACGACGACGACGGTCCTCTCCGCTTCGCAGAATCAGTCGATCGAGTTCGTCAACGAATGCCAGAAGAACATCCAGGCGATCGGCGCAGTGGCCCAGATGGATCAGGAGAAGTGGGTAGATGACATCGGTGCCACCGACTTCACGGTGCAGCGGATCCGCTTTCCGAACGGTTCGCGCATCATGGCGCTGGCTTCGAATCCGCGCACCGCGCGCGGCTATCCCGGCGACGTTGTCCTGGACGAGTACGCGCACCAGCAGGATTCCTATGCCATCTGGGCGGCCGCATTTCGCCAGGTCGCGCTGGGCAACCGGCTCGATGCACTGTCGACGCCGAATGGCGAACAAGGTAAATTCTTTGATCTCGCCGACGATCTCGGACTCACCGACGGCATCGAGCCTTCGCCCAACCCGGTGAAGAAAGGGCCGTGGAGCGGTCACTGGGTCGATGTCTACAAAGCTGTCGCGCAGGGCTGCCCTATCAATATCGAAGAGATGCGCGAGGGCATCAAGGACGAAGACACCTTCAACCAGGAGTTCCGCTGCATCTTCCTGAAGGCTGTCGGCGCGTGGATACCGCCAGAGCTGATCCTGCAGGCGGAAGACGACGGCGCAACCGTCGACTGGCCGGTTGGCTATCAACCGCGCTATCCACTATTTTTCGGGATCGACGTCGCGCGCGATCACGATCAGACGATCGGCTTCATGGCGGAAAAAATTATCGATGTCCTCTGGACCCGCATGGTGATGCCGCTGCACGCGGTCTCTTTCCCGATGCAACACAAACTGCTCGATCCCTGGGTTCACATGAGCAGGCGCACCGCGATCGACAAGACTGGCATGGGCAGTGCGCTGTTCGATTATCTCGACGAATCGAATCCCGGCCGCGTGATGGGCGTTTCCTTCGGCGGCACCAACGAAGAAGGCGTCAGGATGAAGGTCGACCTGGCGATCCGCCTGAAGCGGAACATGGAGCGCATGCGTTGGCGCCTGCCGAAGGATCCGCAGATCCGCCAGGAGTTTCAATCCATTAAGCGCGAAGCTACGGCAACGGGCGTCACCTTCGATTCGCCGCGCATTGAAGTGGAGAGCGCAGTCTCCGGAGCGAAGAAGAAAAAACTCTATGCGCACGCCGATCGCTTCTGGGCGGCCGGGCTCTGCGACTTCGCTTCTTCCAGCGTTCCCCTGCAGCTCGGCATGACGCCCAGCCAGGTCGACAGCTCTTATTCGCAAAGTAAAGGAATCATGTGATGGCAGAAGAAATCGCAGCAGCTCCGCCGCCGCTTCCACCACCTGGCGAGATCGTCACCGAGCAGGCGTTGTACCTCACGCAGATCTCGCTCTATCGCAACTCGCTCGCCTTCGGTGGCACCAAGAACCCGTCGAACATCTGGAACTCGATGCTGCGCGACGACGGCACCGCGATCCTCTACTACCGCGAGCTGGAGGAGAAGGACACTGACGTCGCCAACGCGCTCGACACCCTGAAGGAGTCGGTGTTGGAGCGCGGCTACTCCATCAAGCCGTTCGATGAGTCGTCCCAGGCCGCGGAGGTGGCGACGTTCGTGGAGAAGCAGCTGGCCAATGTCGAGAACCTCGACGGCGTGATCGACAACATGCTGGACGCGCCAGGCTATGGCTTCAGCGTTGCGGAGATGGAGTACGACACCAGCGAGGGACAGGCCAGCCTGGTCAACATCAAGGACTGCCCGCAGGAGCTCTTCCTCTTCGGCAATCGCTTCCAGCCGCAGATCGGGCCGATGCAGTTCCTCAACAGCCCGTATGCGTCGAGCGGCGTGCCGGTGCCAGAACAGAAGTTCATGATCTTCAGCTACCGGCCGCGATCGCGCAACCGCATGGGACGGCCGCTCCTGCGCAGCATCTTCTGGACCAGCTGGTTCAAGCGCAACATGCAGCGGCTGTGGGTGCAGTATGCGGAGAAGGGACCGGGCACGGCCGTCGTCCGCTATATGGACTCCGACAATGCGCAGCAGAAGCAGGAGGCGGCAGATCTCGCCCAGGCTTTGATCGAGCAGGTTGCGCTCGGCGTGCCGCAGGGATTCGAGTACGATAAGGAGCTGCTCACCCTGGCGCGCACGATGAACCCCGCGACCTACGAGAACTTCTTCAAGGCGATGCAGCTCGACATCGTGCGCCGCGTCCTGGGCGAGACGCTCACCAGCTTCGGCGGCGAGAGTGGCAAAGGTACGCAGGCCCTGGGCGATGTCCACTCCGACACCAAGGACATCAAGGCGGTGCGTCTGTGCAAGGCAACGCAGAGCGTCATCAACCGTCAACTCATCCGGCCGCTGGTGCTGTGGAACTATGGGCCGCAGGCTCCGATGCCTTCGTGGAGCTACGACGTCGAGGAGCCGGACGATCTTACCAAGGGCCTCGCGATCGACCAGGGCATGCAGAGGATGGGCGTTCCGATTCCCATTGGTTATCTGCAGACGAAGTACAGCATCCCCGCGCCGGCCGACGGCGAAACGATCGCCACACCAAACATCAATGCGCCGGAGCCGACGATCTCCGACACCACCAGGTCGGAGTTCTCCGAGCTGGATGACCAGGGCAAGCGTGAGATGGCCGCGTTCGACACTCTGACCCAGCAGCTCCGCGACAAATCGATCGGTTTGTTCAGGACGCGGATCCGCGAGTTGGCGGACGCGTCGAAGCCGGGAGGCGTGTGATTTTCATCGCGCCGGCAGGGGCAGTCCAGTTTGAAATTACCAACCATCCGCTTGGGTGGCAGGGGACCGTTTTATGGTGTGTTCCCGATCAACGCACAGCTCTACCACGGGTACCAGGCTGCCATTGCAGTAACGGCGACTATCTGAGAGTTGTCGGAGCGTCGCATCTGACGCAGAACTTCAACTTCAAAGAAGGTGCGAGAGACAACCTCGTTTGCCGTTGTATTGGAAGGGTCATCG